ATCTGGATCTCTGCATGAGGCACAGGGTCATCCTTGTGAATAGGCAGTTCCAAAGTTGCAGGGATTTTACCCTTATAGAGTTTATCCGTTCCTATCCAGTAAAAGTCTGTCATTTGTGCCCCTTATTGATTACTTCCTCTACTACCTTGAAGGACTTCCAGTTGCCAGTCATGCCCCGGCTGACCCAAGATGCATAGGTCTCACAGAAGGATTCTTCAGGGCCCCCTGAATTAGCATAGGCCGTATGACGGTCAAACTTTTGGTCATTCAAGTATTTATAGGACCAGTGAATTGTGCTGGATAAATTCTTCCAAACGGCATGCCCAACCTCATGGTCAAAGTAATTCTTAGCAAGCCCCGAGTTGAGGGAAGCAGATCCTCGTACTGGTATAACTATCTCGTCAAAGTTAACAGAAAAGAATGCTGCCGTTGTTTCTGGATCTAAACGGCTACGGCGACATTCATCTTTCCATGTCTCAGAAGAAGTACAGATTGTAATAACCTCAATCTTGTCAGCTACCCAATCAGGATGCCGTGAGAGGGCAAATGAGATCTCTTCCCGCATAGCTTCTATTTTCTTAGTATCTGTACTGACACCGAATCCACTTTTCTGCTTTATAAGTATCTCCCCCTTATACTGAACTTTGGGTGTGGATGCTGGAGTAAACTTGCCCCCATAGAAATGATCCTTTGTACTTGGATTAGCAGCCTTTACCCCAGAACTCGGTGCACTACCTCCCTGAATACCAGGTCTTCCAGCATGTCCAAAGTTACCTGAACCTGTACCACCTTCTTGTGCCTTGGATGATTTAGCTAACTTGGCATGAATAGCTAATTCCCCTTGATACCCAGGCAGCGACTTCATCCAGTCATCGTCTTCAATCGTATCATTGTAGAACACTTGCTTCTCAGTTGTCATATAGATTTGCTCATCTTTCCTTCGACTTATAAGCAACCAGCACGTTATCCATAACCCCACCAATAATTACAACCTCTATCTCCCCTGCACAACCAAGTCCTGTTACTGGAGTAGAAAAAACTCTTGATCTTGGCACCCTAACAGCTAGAATTGCCCCCTCACCCTTGGCAGCAAACTCATAGGCAACTCCGGGTGAGGTTGTCCATGACTCTAAAGCATTACCAACGTAAGATATTTCCTTACCTTCTCTAAACTTAGCAGAACTACGTGCCCCTACCCCACGATATAAAGTAAGCATATCATCTGGGCTGTTGTAACCCCCCAATTTTGACAGACTATCTTGAGTGGCTTTATATGTTGTATCAATAAACTTTTCAAAGTCATACTCCTGAGAAGCTGAAAAAGAATTAACCAGATCGGACGGGTGGGGGACCTCCTCCTCATCTGCCCAGTAATCATAATACTGTTTATATAAGTCTCTCACTTCTTGAGAAGTAGAAGTAGGATCCTCAGAAACTATCCTTTCAGCTAGATCTCTACATCCATTTAACTTTTCAAGGTTCTTAGTTTGCCAAGAAGACATGCCGTTACCAAAGTATTCTGCTGCAGCTTCTTGTAAAGAAAGAGAAATATAGTTATGGTCGTTTGAAGTCCTAGCCCAAGTAGCTACCTCTTCGTTGACCTCATCATAGGGACGCCCTGAAATGGTAGATAACATTGTAACAACCTCATCTTTAAGATCAGCCCTATAACTACTTCGTTCTAGTAGACCAGATAATTCTGTGTCTCTAGGCCAAGACTCAAAGTCAGTTGGACCAATAAGTTCCTTTTCTTTATCAGAAAAAGACCCAGTAGGAACAGACCGGTTTGATCCTCTGGTACTTGAACCCCCTCTGGCACCTGAACCTCCTCCAGTATCTGAGCCTCCTACTAAACCAGGTCTTCCTGCGTGTCCAAAGTTACCGGATCCAGGACCACCTTCAATGAGAATGGCCCACTGCAATTCTGTGGCCTGTTCTACTGTGAATGGCTTACCATCCTTATCGAAGAGCAAATGTTGACAATTGAACCCCTTACATTCGTAGTTCTCGAACCCTTGACCTGGTCCCGGGATCATCTTATTCTCAATCCACCATCTAGCAGGATAGGTTTGTCCCTTCATGGCCTGGCAGGTCTCACAAGATTCCATCCCATCTGGGCCCCCAAATATCAAAGGCATGTCCAAATTGGCCCGAAGTTTGGATTCTGAGTAAATTCCGTCCAGCGTGCGTGTGTAACCTTCAGCACGGGCATTCATCCAGGAGGTAGAATCTACCTCATCTTTCCGCATCCCCTTTAGATCTTGAAAAAGTGTCTCCACGAACCCCAGTTCTCTCTTAACTCTTTCTGCAATCCAATCCAGGTCTGACTGTTTGACCTCTCCACCCATGCCATCTGCCCAACCCGCATAGAAGGAGGTAGTAAATGCATCATTGACAGCCCGGTAGTAACGGTTGCGGAATGAGGTTAGAGGACGGTCAGAAGCTGCGTAGTCCTGCAAGATCTCACCTAAGGTACTTTGGTACTCATCCTTTATCTCTTCGAGGTCTTGGCCGATGGAGAATTCTTGGAGGGGGTGATGCCCTTTGGTAGTAGCCTCCCTTGCTTTCCCAGTACTGATAAAGTCCCCTACTGTATTTATAATAGTCCCCTTTAGTGTATACAAGCGGACATAAGTTAATTCTGGCAGACCCCTTTTGACCAGATAGGATAAAGCTTTCTGTACCTTGGGGATCTCATCCATACGGACATTAGCATTTAATACATCCTTGCCATTAGACTGCGTTGTTTTGTTTATTAAAAGATAATCACTAGATGAGCCTTTTGGATCACCATCTTTAATAATTTCAGGTGGTGTATACCCAATCATTGCTTTGATTGCATAGATCTGACCTGGAGTATCCCCGTCTGTCTTCACCATAATCTGGCCATAATCATTCTTAGGGAGTTCAGATGCATCAGTTATTCTGAAGCTGTCCGATGTCTTATTTACTCGCTTATTTACTCTGTCATGGAATCCATGCCCCTGAACTGGGTTCCCATAGGCATCCAAATAAACATTACCACCTCTTCCATAGCTTCCACTAGATTTGTCACTCCCAGATCCCCCTGCTGAACTCCCTCCCACCTCCCCTGGGCGTCCAGCGTGGCCAAAGTTGCCACTACCCTGTCCACCTTCTGCAATCTCAACTATCAGTGCCTCGAGCACGTTGAGGGACTTTTGGATAAGTGGGAGAAGACTGAACTCTTTGACAATTTTCTTTTTCCAGATCTTTAGGTTCCTGAGTTGGTCAACCTTCCTGACCTCCCATTCATACTTGTCAGTCTCACCATAAGGGTTTTGCTCAAAGAAGTCAATAAATTCTTTACCTAATTCATCTTGGTACTCTTTATTTGCTAATGCAACAGTACCCACGCCATAAGGTCGTTCTATGTCTCGTAAAAGCCAGGGTACTTTCTCAATCAAAGAATTAGTAGAAGCATCTCCCGACGCTGCACTGCCTCCCTGGTGCCCTGGGATGCCAGCGTGACCGTAGTTTCCGCTAGAGGAGGAACCTTCTTGGATTACTGCACTAGGATTAGCCTTATAGTAATCTACCCAGTCCTGGTAATCAGGATGCCCAGGCCCAATACTTACAATACCATCCCCAATTAGGCCGGATGCCTCATCATATGCAGCCATAGGTACTAGAATCTTGCCACTCATGCTAACTCCACAGAGTATAAGGAATCCATGTAAAGAGCTAAAGGCTCCCCCCAAACAGAGCCACACTTTTCATACCCAAATGTGAGGTAAGTGGCAGATGCCTCTGCAAAGGTCTCCTTCAAGCCCCAGGAACCCCTTTTACTCTTGTCAAAGTATGGGGAATGAGTTCTTGACTTCTTATCCTCATAGGACTTAGTGTAAGCATCCTTGAACTCCATTCTCTGGGAGTATCCAAACCTCATGCCTTTCTCATCATAGGCAAGGTCTATGGCATGGGAGGCCTCATGTAAAGCTAAACTGTCTGAGAATCCCTCCCCTTGGGTTAGAATAACTGAGGTCTCAGATGTCAGGCATGCCCCTGCCAGGCTATCATAAGTGGATCCTTCAGGCCATCCTGGAGGGTGCACCCCCTTCCACACACTCATCCCATTGATATCTGTTATCTTTTCATCACTAATGAGGAACTTCCATCCTCTATCCTTTAGAAACCTTATAGTTCCACTAGGTAGCTTATCTAGGTCATCCAGATGCCGTTTCTGAACTACTCCTAAACCACCGAATACTTGTAAGGAGTCACCCAAAGTTTTACTCAAGGTTGGGTACTCATTCACTATCTCATCAGACGGTGCAGAACCTCCTTGATGGCCAGGTATCCCAGCATGCCCAAAATTACCAGACCCGGATCCTCCCTCAATGAGAATCTTAGAGGTCGCCATGTCCATCGTTATTCTCCTGGATCATGCCCATGGCCTCACGTAATTCACGAATGATACCTAGTGCCGCCTCAGCAGCAGCAGTTTTGACAGGTGCCTCGACCTTTCCTACAGGTTGACCCGGTTCCGCCTTGCTGCTGCCTTCCTGCTTCGGTTCTGACGGGTTAGAACCAGGTGCGCCCGGGATCGCTACAGGTTCAGGTGGTTTTATTTCCACGCCGATTGAGAATGCCTTGTCAGAAGTCAACTCCTCGACATTGGCTACCCCCAATGTTTGTAGTACCAAAACCCAGGCCGATTGTAAAATCTGCTTCAGAGTATCCGGAGGCAACTTCTCCTGGAAGGGGCTCATCAGTCCATTCATGGCAGACGTCAGGCCCCCAACCAATTGGGTTAGATCTGTCTGCAGTAACTTGTCCGTTGAGACATCAATTTTCTTGGCTGCATCTTCTGCAAAGGTTTTGCTGCCATAGGTCTCAGCGGCCCATAACACAATCCTAACCATGCGCCGGAACTGGGCTGACCAGAATTTCTGGTAGCGAGAGAATTCCCGGTACATGGGTGACTCCATGGATGAGGCGGTGGCTAACCTATAGGCATCCCCAGCACCCATCCAGTGAGGATAGACACCCCCACCCAATCCGGCCATCAACAATAGAGATTCCCCATCTGACTTAGCATCCCCTGCACCCGATCCTAAGTTTAAACTCGATAGGTCTGCAGCCTGGTTCTCCACAAACGTGGATCCGGCAACCGGTGGGGGATTAGTTTCCAGAGAATTGGAAGCAGACAGGGCAGATGTGAATTGCTGCCGCATCTGATTGACGGCTCGACTTCCCCCCTGCACCTTGATCTTACGCACGAACATGGCTACAGACGCCGCTACAGATACTCGATCTTCTCGGAACTTCTTATGTGCCCGTGACCATGGAGCAGCAGCAGTCATCAAGGGCCAGCCTCGTACCCCACCCTTGCGGTTGTGTGCCAGGTGCATACATAACACAATCGTCTTTTCTTTACCCGGCAGCATGTCTGCCCGTTTAGCACCTCGAGGCAGTACTTTTTCTACAATGGGAGTAGACTTAGTTGTAATAGGGTCAACAACCTCCCCCTCTAAGGCCCCTGTCAGGTAGGCCATCCAATCCGGATAGTATAATTCTTGCACAGATCCACCCGGGGTTGTATAGGTCCGTTTGTAGAACAAGATGGTTCCTTTATCGTCTGGGTGCGTGATGATCTGTACCACCTCTTTGGTGTCCATCTCACGCAAGGTACATTCCCCATCTAAGGTACTAATGAAAAAGAGTAAGAACTTCTCACCATCTACCAGCAGGTCTTCGGACATAAACTGTAGAGCATCCTCAGCCAGTAAGGCCGAGTTCCGATCTGCCTCCCAGAATTCTGTCCAAGTTTCTTGGGCCTTCTTGTCTTGTGGTTTGATAGAGATTGTCTCACCAAAGCCAAAGTTCGTCCACAATTGCACGATCCACCACGTTACAGGATCCACCTTGTACATCCGCCTGGACTCATCTATAGCCCGGTTGCGCTCAGCATCTGAGTCAACATCTGAAGTTGAATACCCACCAATAAGGTCGTATCCCATACTGTTAATATAGTCTTGGAGTAAAGAAGAGTCAACTTCTTTTAGTTTGGCTAGTAAAACATCTGGGGTCATTAAGTAAGGCCCCTCCTGATACGCTTGGAAGAGCAAACTGGTTGCCTCTTGGAGCTTTGCTTTCTCTTTCCCAAGGAAGAAGTCAGTCACACGTTCCCTTATGCTAGGCATTCTTGTGCCTCCTTTTTCTTTCTCCAAAACTCTTTCATTGCCACAGACTTCTTCCTCTGGGTCTCCTGAGTGTAGACCTTTCCTACTTTTGCTTTTGACATCTTCCCAATTGTTTCTTGGGAGAAAATCCTGCCCCGTTGACTACCCCCAGGATGTTTCTTTCCAACCTGAGCATCTGACATTTTCTTCCTTGTCTCCTCAGAGATTGGAGATCTATGTTTTGCTGCAAGTTTTATACTGTCTCTTTGGCCCTGGGGCATAACCCTACCCTTCATGGCTTCAGAATGCTGTCTGCATTTTTCCAAAGATGGCTTTCTTCCTTTATTAGCCTCTGAGATCTTCCTCTTTGTTTCTTCAGAACAGGGATGATGCCCAGGATGCCCAGCAACAGGGCAAAGATTTATTAGTAATTCTTTAGGAGTACTGTCAATCCAGAATTGCTCACGTGCAAGGCACTCATCACGTGGGCACTCCTCAAGAATTCTAAACTCAGGCATCCCATGCTTGTTATACAGATTCTGGAAGTAGGGATTTACATGCTTGCCCTTTTCAAGATCATAAATGTGGCTACCCTTTCGGGCATGGAAAGACTGAATGGTAGAACCTACATAAGTTCTACCATCAGAGAAAATAAAAGCATACACTCCAGTATTCATAATCAAAAGTCAGCGCCAATCTGAATTGGATTATATAAAACCTGGTCCTCTTCTGGATCCGCCGGTCCCAGTAACCCTACTACGAGGTACCTTAGGCAGTCCAAAAGATGGAAGGATTCTTTATTCTCAATGGTTTCTGTAGCATTCCCATTCCGGTCCACCACTCGCCTATAGGTCCCTATCTCAGACAGCAACCCAATACAGCAATCATGGATAAAGAGAGATCTTGCAGCTAGTAATTGGGCTACCCGGTCAATGCCTGCCCATACTTCAGTCACTTCCGGTGCCTCAAGGGGTATCCCCCATCCCGTGTAATCCGTTCGGGCTTGACGTTCAGATGGACCTCCCCCAAACCAGCGCCAGATCGTCTCATTGGCTGTCTTACATAAATCCATGATATTCTGGGAATGACCCCCAATAGTCAATCCATAAGGTTGACTATACTCCCTGTAAATGTGCAAGGTGAAGTTGTCGGGATCATAGGCACCCCACAGAGCAGCAACCTGAGCACCTAGAGGGTCAATGCCTACAATTCGTGGCCAATGGTTTGGAGGAATGAAGGAGGCAATGGAATTCTCTTCCTCGTTGAAGGCCTCATAGATGGCCCCTTCAGGAATGACCCATAGACCTTCGAGCAATCGGGACCGCCTGTTGCCTGTCAATTTGCCAAGGATGCTCAAAGTACGAGCACCTTGGGCTGTCCAGGACTGCTTCTCCTCATTCCACAATTGAGGGTTATCTTTGTGCTTGCTGTGCAACAGTTTGAGAGAGTTGGCCCGTTCCCGAGCTAGGATCCAATGGGTAGGGGCAGATGGGTTGCAATCCCCAATCAATTGTGGATAAGGAATGTTGCCCGCACGACCAGTCACACGTGTGGTTAGTGTCTCCCAATCGGCCAAAGACAACTCCTCAGCCTGATTGACGTAGATCAAGTCCCGTTCTGAGGAGAGAACCTTGTCTGGGCTGTCCATCCCACCTACCCAGACCATCGACCCGTTGGGATAGACATACTGCTCAGGCCGTGTGCCTCCGTAGATGCCAACTCGGAAGGATGGGCCATCCAGTTTCTTGTTCTGGATGATCTTGACTTTGGACATCTGCCCTAGGACCTTGAGGAAATAGGTCTGCAAGACAGATCCTGGCATGCTCCTATACGTCTTACGCACGATGGCAATCTGGGCACCTGGATATTTCCAGGCTACAGCATCCAGCTTGTGAAGTGCCGCTAGCGTCTTGCCGGTTTCTGCTGGGCCTTCGATGATAACCTCGGTGTCATGATTGCTCCACAGTTCCTTGGCAGCACCCTTTGGAAGGTAGGCCCCTTCTAGGGTACTGTCTGCAGGAACTTCGGCAAGGACGTAGGTGGTTGGGGTCATTTCTTCCTATCAGATCCCCATCTTGCAGCATCTGCATTGACCTGGTCATACTTTTCAGGATTCTCTTTTGCCCATTTAGTGGCATCTGCAGCAAACTTAGCATTCACACCAGGATGCTCCTTGGCAAACTTAGCAGCATCTGCATTGAACTGGGAAGTCACCTGCTTCTCAATCCACTCATAGGCCTCATCTGGGGAATCAAAGACTTCTTTATTCTCCCAATCTCCAGATTTGTTAATGGTTGTTAGACCAGCCTTGGCATTAGTTTCCACCGTATAGTTTTTCTGGTTGAATTTAACTTCTTGAGTCCAGGTTCCCTCTCCAGCATTATAAGGCTTACCCACCCATATATAAGTACCTGCCCTTGCAAGTCCTGACTTATGCTCAGAACTCATAGGATCAGAAAGATTTCTCTCTTTTCCATGCTCCCCTGCACCTGACCCTCCAATCTCTCCTGGCCTGCCGGCATGCCCAAAATTGCCTGATCCTGCCCCACCTTCCTGCACAGGCACACCCCAGAACTTATCAATCGCATCCAGAGCAGCCTTTAGTTTCTTACTTTCTGGGGGAGTAGGCCCAGCCCTGTGGCCTTTAGAAGCATCGCTCATATTTACCTCAATCTATCCCGGCACCAGCAACTTACTGGAACCTGTCTTCATGCATACAAACTTGCCCTTGTAAGGCCCATCTGCAATGGTAACCCAGACATCCTGTCCCTCGAATCCGGTACTCAAGAGGGAGAGAGAAGTCCCAGACTTAAGAGTACCCATCACGGTACCACTGGTAGAAGGCTGGGATCTCACGTTGACGCCCATAGAACTGTTTACCACGTAGGGTAGCATGATGCCCGTAGGTACAGGCACTAC